GAGGGTTTTTGGAATAATGGCCCATCGATTTCGCAATGTTGATATTGATTCCGTAACGATTGAGAACCACGTTCAGTTGTTGCCTGAATCCCTGGTCAACCAGGTGGAGATGTTCTTGCCTCCCGAGGGTTCGTTTGATGACGACTGCCTCAAGCGGTACCTAGAAAACTTAAAAAACTATGAAGAAGAAGACGCTAATTCAGGCATGACCCTTGCCAACAGATTGCGTCTTGCTTTCCAGGATCTGCAGCCCGATACGATCTGCGGAAAATTTCCGCAAGCAGAACTTCCATTGAAACGTCGGCTACGATGCGTGGCTGAATATCTGATTCGCTCTGGAGAATTTGATAAAGTACGTGATGAAAACGGCAAGCTTGTCAAAAAACGCGGTGTGCTTGGCAAATTAGTTGTCTTGTACCAGCCCACTGACAAATTACTTGAATCCCTACTGCGCCAAGGATTGATCGAGAAATGCAACGACGTGAAAAACTGATCGCTTCTGTGATCGGTCCTGAGCTGGACGAAACAAAAGCAAAGATGCTCGATGCCACCATCAAATTGATCCTTGGTGACATGGGGGAGCAGTATTGCAAGATGTGGGAGATTGAAGGTCCTGGCGTCATGGTGTTCCAGCCTGACAACAAGGAACGCTCCATGTTCTTCTGGACCCTCAAAGAACTTCACGCTGCACAAGAAGATTGTGAGCGTAACAATGACGGAGATTTGGCCGAAACCTTTCGTCGCATCCTTGGGGCGGCACAAAAGATTGACCCTGCGGAAAAAGCAGGTTATGTCATCAACGACAAAGAAGGTATCCGCTATTGCGAAATCGATTACAACAAAGCTTCTGACAAATGAACGAAAAAGGTGTTCGCTCTGTCTCGGCTCGCAGCGAAGACGCTGAGTTGATTACAAACTCAGATTTGATTGTGGCTGCCAACGAGCTGATGGACGGTATTGAGCTGGACGTAGCAAGCAGCAATAAGGCTAATACGTATGTTCAGGCGCCAAACTTCTTCACTCCTTCGGATGATGGACTAAACGCCCAGCAGTGGTACGGAAATGTTTACCTGTTTCCACCAGCGGGCGCATACTTCTGGGACAAGAAGAACGAACGATGGAAAATGACACGGGCTTCATCCCCGTCACTTACATCATCCCATGCGGTGTGGTTCCGTAAGCTTTACCACGCCTGGTTAGCGAAGGAGATTAGGCAGGGTCTGTACTTTAGCAACTGCCCTGACATGATTCGATACGAACCCAAGATCTTCAGCTTCCCTGTTTGCATCCTTCGGTCTGCACCTGTATTGCGCCGGATTACAAGTCAAGGAGAAAAGATGCAACGTACGTGCACCTCCTTAATTGTCTACTTGCCGCCCACTGATCGCTCAGATGATGCCATCGAAAGATTCGTGGATATTTACACGGAACGCGGGCATATTCTTGTGTAAGTTCCGTATACTGAAGAACGATTACAGGGGACCATGAGCGTTCTTGCCGACTGGGAAATCAAGCATCTGGCTGAAAACGAGGAAATGATCGAACCATTTGTCGATCATTTGGTCAGCAAAGAGGATGGTCGCAAGTTACTGAGCTATGGCCTGAGTTCTTACGGATATGACATCCGCTTATCCCCCAAGCAATGCCTGATCTTTGGCAAGGTACAAGCTGGTGATTGCGACCCGAAAGACTTTGATCCCGACATCCTTAAGCCTGCCGATCTTCTGGAGGACGAGCGTGGCCAATACTTCCTGCTTCCTCCGTATGGTTACTGCCTAGGCGTGGCGCAAGAACGTTTGAAGCTCCCCAGGGATGTCACTGTCGTTGCCGTTGGTAAGTCCACCTATGCACGCTCAGGAATCCTGGTGAACATTACCCCTGCTGAAAGTGGCTGGGAAGGTTATCTGACCCTGGAGATCAGTAACTGCACTGGGCTCTTCAATCGGATTTACGCCAACGAAGGGATTACGCAACTCCTCTTCTATCGCGGCAATCCGTGCCATGTGACTTACCAGGACCGCAAAGGCAAGTACCAGGATCAACCTAATAACGTGGTGTTCTCCCAGGTCTGATCAACCGAAGGAGTCAAGCCAGCTGTAAGACATACCAGAGCGTGGCTGGGGTTTGTCGGCATAGCCTACAGACCCTGACCGACCACCCGAATCACCTGTGGTTGGAAGATCTACACCATTGATTGCTGCTGGAACACGAGGCGTACGGCCACGAATTGTTGGTTCATCAATCGAAGCACGTTGCTTGTAGGCACCAGCGCTCCTGGCTGCACGCATGAACTTGCCGACCCTGTTCTGATCGTCGTTTAAAGACTCAGCACCTAAGCGTTCATCTTCCTGGAGTCGGCGTAGGTCAGTGTCATACGCCTTTTCAGGATGTAGATCCGATACCTCAACGCCTGAACTACCAGAGTCCTGGCGGGGATCGTAAGTCGGTTCAAAAAATCTTGCCATAGTATCATTGTAAAAGGACTGAATCAGAAATTTAAATACAATGAACCACGCAGCTGCATTCCTCGATGCGTTTGTTCAAGACGAGGTTATGTGTCGGTGTCTTGACGAAGAAGATTTCGGTCAACCTCTCGCTAACGAAGAAAATGATGTACCCTTGTATGACATGTACAACAGGGGTTTAGTTGCATGCGAACAAGGTCTAGAGAGGAATCCGTTATTCTTGGAGGGGATGAAGCGTCCGGGAGTGACCGGATTGATTCCTTCGATGGAAGAGGGATTAGCAATGGGAGCTTCTCCGAAGCCCCGGTCCTTAGTTTTGGAACTGGAGGAGCCGGACGAGGAAGAGAAGATGCTGTCAGCACAACGTCGTGGTTTGCGCCGGTAGACGAAATTAGTGAGTGCCCAGGTGGGGTTTGTCCTGTTCCCTGGGCCACTAAAGAAGAACCTCCCGTGATCCAGGGGGATGAAGTTAATCATCCGTCTCATTACGTTGACGGAACAATTGAGTGTATTGAGGCAATTGAAGCCGAGTTGACTGCGGAAGAATACCGTGGTTACATGAAAGGCAACATCGCCAAGTACATTTGGCGTGAACGCCTGAAAGGCGGTACTCAATCCTTGAAGAAGGCCCAATGGTATTTGGACCGTCTCATCCAATTTGACGAAGCTCAGAACGGCTGAAAATCCTCTTCTTCGTCATCGTCCTCGTCGTCGCCTTGAATACAGGCGGCGGCGAGTTCTGCTAATTCAAGGTCAGTCGGCCAGTCCATATCCAGCTCAATGTTCTCACCAGCCATGATGTCTTTGATGGCGTGCCATTCCATCAGGCGTTGGTGGTAGAGATTCAGAAGAGCTGAGTACAGTTCTTCCCATGTCATCTCTTGGGCCTGGAGTTCTGCTTTCCGCATGGCGAATTGCAGTTCAAGTGGCAGTTCAAACTCCCGTGGTTCTACCGATCGCTCCATGCCACTTTGCATCGACTCATAGCAATTATTCTAATGGTAGCTGCTAAACAACAAATCGATGTCGTCTGTGTCGTAAGTCGACCAGGGATCTTCGTCGATATCAAAGTCGTTGGCAAATTTGGATAGAACGTACGGATTGATGTTTTCTTCCAGGGCACGGATGGCTCGTACCTGGTGGGGAGCAGCAGTGTAATTACGGAAAGCAGTCAGAAGAACCTGGGTTGAGGACCAGGGATTGGCGTTAACCTCAGTTAGGAACAGACTGATCTCCTCTCGCCTGCGGTCCACAAGAGTACCGATGACGTTGTGGTTCTGATCAAAGATCCAGCGTCCAAGTTCTCCAGTGGCAGCACAGAAGTCTTCGTGTTCGATGTTGTCGATCACGCTGCTGTACAGAAAAGGATCCCAACCGATGGAATGAATAAATGAAATCAGGGCCTGACGCATGTGTGTATCAAGCCCCAGGTTCAGTTTGACCAGCTGGGTGTCAATGATGGAAACTTCATGAAAGAGGTATTCCAGTGCCTTCTCCTTAGTGCAGCACTGGCCTCTTTTGACGGGAGAACCATCGGGGTAGAACTGAGTTCCAAACCCGATGGTATAAGGTTCTCCACCTGTGGTCGGATCAGGGTATGCCTTTTCGTTGAACCCTTCGTATTTACGAATCAGGTTAATCGCATGCGAAAGATCCGACATGAGGGTAACTATTATTACCCTCAATATACATAACTTTTACTTGCCTTGGCCACGAGACAATTTACGTCCGTGGTTGGGACGAGAATGTTTCCCGTCACCTTGACGTGTCTTCTTGGGCTTGGAC